TTGTATTGTTGTATTGTTGTATTGTTGTATTCCTATACAATTAACGATAGTATACATCACATAGTTTTGACAGATTTTGTATGTATTTAACCACCTTTTCCCTGTCGTCGGACTTCATATTTTTAACGGGTTCACGGAGAACATCAATCTTTTTAAGAATAAAATCAGACTCCCCGACAACAGATAAATCGGTGTTGTAATCTTTCTTGATAAAAAAATCAATATTTCCAGACTCAATCTCACCACGGTATACTTTCAAAAAATATTTATTGAACACCTTAATGACTAATTTTGGATTTGCCTTTCGCATTTGAATAAAAGATGCTTTTGCGGTGGAAATATCGTCATCATCTGGGAATACGCGCTCAACATCTTCAACAAACTCTACAAAATGGTCGTTGAATCCCTTGAGAATTTGCGACTTATCCATATGAAATATGTATTATTATTTTTTTAAACTATTATAATTAGATAATTATTTAGATTTAGATTATTGTCTATTCTCTTCCATCCTAAAATATTTATGCTTTAATATTATTATGCTTTAATTCTTAATCTCGTTTGCTCTTTTGCTTTGTAATTTATCCATAGATACTTCACCAACTGTATTCGGGCTATACGTGTCCGGTGGAGTCTCGATAACATACGATGACCCCAAATCAGCGTAATGGTGTTGTTGTCTCATTCCGCCTCCACCCTGCGCCGATAATTCGTCTGGGTCTTGGTCTAAAAAGCTATAGTTGTCCGACGCGACACCAAACCCAGAAGTTGTCGCATCCATAAGAGAAAATGCGAGCGGCTCTCCATTGTTGTTCGTAGATACATTGTTTCGTTCAACTTCTTGAGGTTGAATATGATTTGTTACCTCTTCTCCAAACAGTACCTTATTTCCTCGGTTAAGGAGCATTAGGGCAGGAACCTTTGTTATTGTGTGTGGTAGCAATATCTCTTGTCCATTTTCCAATACGATGTTAGTAATTCCGTTTGGTTTTTGCACTCTCTTATCTATACAGATAAAGTGGATATCATCCTTTATCGACGTTTGTGATAACTTCTGTAATAGCGGTTTACAATTATTACAATAATTACTATAGTAAAGAATAGAACTCATTATATATGTAATTTATTTTACGAATTTTAAATTAAACTAATTAAAAATTGATTTAATTATTTGGTTATATTATATAGTAAATCATGGACCCTAAAATAAGTAACCTCGTAACCGATGATAATTACCTAAAATTTACGTTGTCCGGTGTGAATGTAAGCATCGCAAACGCCTTAAGGAGGATTATCCTATCGGAAATTCCTACGATTGTCTTTCGCACGAGCCCATACGAAGAGAACCTGGTAGACTTTCAGCTAAATACAACACGAATGAATAATGAGCTCATTAAACAGAGGTTAAGCTGCGTACCTATTCACATTACTGATACGGGATTTGAGCACAAGGATTATTTGGTGGAGGCCGATCTACAGAACGATACCGATGCCATAATGTATCTTACAACTGGCGATTTCAAAATCAAAAATACACAGAACGATAAATACTTGACTGATGGGGAGGTGAAAAAAATATTCCCACCAGATTCCATATCAAAGGACTTCATAGAATTGGTTAGGTTACGCCCTAAAATATCCGACGTTATTCCAGGCGAGCATATCAAATTCTCGGCACAATTAGATATTGGTATGGCTAAACAGGACAGTGCGTTTAACGTTGCCTCTACTTGTAGTTATGGTGCGTCGATTGACCCTATTAAAATTAATGAGGTCTGGACAAATAAAAACAAAGAACTCAAGGCCTCTGGCGAGACTAAAGATAGTATCGCGTCCATTAAAAAGGATTGGGACTTGCTTGATGCTAAAAGAATTATATTGACAGACTCATTTGATTTTACGATTGAGAGCGTGGGTCCGTTCACAAATTATATGATTGTTCATAAGGCAGCCGATGTTATGATAGGGAAACTGAAGAAATTTTCCGATGACATTCAAAGCAATGAGAGCATGATTAAAGAGTCATCTTCTACTATCCAACATTGCTACGATATTGTTTTGGAGAACGAGGACCATACACTTGGTAAGGTATTGGAGTATATTTTATACACTAAATATTACCAGATTGATAAAGCGAATACCGAAGAACAGACGAGCACCAACAATCTCACATACTGCGGATTTAGCAAACCACACCCGCATATAAATCAAAGCATTGTTAGAATTGCTTTCATTAATAATAAGGAAAAAATAGACCTGGTTACTCTATTAGTTAATGTTGCTGATATAGCAACCATCATATATAAAACTATTGGTGATGAATTCAAAACAGAATAATAAATAAAAATATTAGTTATTTAATTATTATTTACTTGCGCGAATACTTTGTTCTTTTATTGCCCTTTCTAGCTTTACGACCCCCACGCGATTTAGTTTTTTTACCTGCCCGACGTCTTCTGGATTTACCACCCCGACCTCTCTTGGATTTACGTCTCTTGGTTTTTTTACCACCACCAATAAGAGGGGGAACACCACCCATACCAGGGGCCATATTATTACCCATCATACCACCCATATTATTACCCATCATACCACCCATATTATTACCCATCATACCACCCATATTATTACCCATCATACCACCCATATTATTACCCATATTATTACCCATCATACCACCCATATTATTACCCATCATACCACCCATATTATTACCCATCATACCACCCATATTATTACCCATCATACCACCCATATTATTACCCATCATACCACCCATACCCATACCACCCATACCCATACCACCCATACCCATACCACCCATACCCATACCACCCATACCCATACCACCCATACCCATACCACCCATATTATTACCCATCATATTACCCATACCCATACCCATACCACCCATACCCATACCACCCATATTATTACCCATACCCATACCCATACCACCCATATTATTACCCATACCCATACCACCCATATTATTACCCATCATATTACCCATACCCATACCCATACCACCCATACCACCCATACCACCCTTCATTACTTTTCCTCCTTTCTGTGTCGTAGGCATTATTATACATTAGTCATATATAATATAATTCTGACGCGGATAAATAATTATCTAAATATATTTTAAATGTTCACAATTAAAACGGTAAAAAACACTATCTGGTTTTCGTTAATTTTACAAATAATTACAGGATTGATACCTCTACAGGGTCTTTTCATTAAACTAGAGGAAAAGGACGCTATACTATCGGACATATTAACTCTCGAAACGACCGTTCAGTTTATCGAGCTCTTATTTTATGTTTGGATTGCGTTTTCTGTTATGAATATAAAAAAAATGGCAGCGAGACGATACATTGATTGGGTGATTACTACCCCAGCTATGCTTCTCTCAACTATTATGTTTATGAAATATCAAGAGAGAAAGGAACGCGGAGAATTGGAAAGTAAACCATTAAAAACAATGGAATTCATTAAAGAAAATAAAAATCAAATATTGAAGTTATTCGGATTTAACTTTCTAATGTTAGTGTTTGGCTATCTCGGCGAAGTTAATACAATTTCTAAATATATAGCGATTCCTATCGGGTTCGGATTCTTTTACAAGGCGTTCGAGCTTATTTACAATAACTACGCCGCAACTACAACTATAGGGAAACAACTCTTTACATTTCTCGTATCCGTGTGGTCACTATATGGCGTCGCCGCTATAATGTCTCCAAATGTAAAAAATGTAAGTTATAATTTACTAGATATTGTTGCTAAAAATTTCTATGGTTTATATATTTACTATCAGATTACTCAATTGAGCCAGTAGCTCATATGGAAACAACTTTAGTTCCGTAGATGGTAGTTAAGCGAATACATTAATTTTGCCGGCGGTAGTCCGGTAATATACATTACGACAGTATTGTATTGCATGTTGCCCGGCTTAATAGAATTTAGATATAGATGTTGGAGTGAATACATATGTGATTTATATTGATGCGGATAGTTTTTAAGCTGGTCTTTCTTATGAATGAAGCAATCTACATAATTTTGGTAGAGTGAGCCGATGAATTCATTCACCTGATCGCGATATTTATTGAACGATTCTGAATCCTCAGGATAGAATGTTAGGTATTCGTCAAGACGTCCATCATGACAAAGCTCAAGGTAGCGAAACTGTTCTTTGGGTTGATTGCCGCGAAGCTTCCTAACATACTCGTATGTTCCTTCATTGCGGATTTTAGAGCGCATCCCTGAAGCGTAATTGTGAATCATAAACCCAACCACAGTATAATCTCCGAAACAGGATGACATTAACTCTGTCAAATTGTATACCTCGTTGATATTTTCATAACGTTTGGGGTAGTGAATATTTGCCGGAGCAAGCGCACCCTTAATTGACTCGACATCAACGACGTCTACCATAAAATCCTCACGGATACGATAACACGCTGTAAGATAAATTCGCGTTTCTTTGAAAGGCACGACGATTCTATTTTTAGGATGCTGTAGCACGAACGAATAGCATAGCGTCTTATCGAGAATATCAAATTCAAAACTCGCATTATTACACGCTTCTAGAAACATTTCCCTAAAATTAATGTTCGTGAAACTACTGATAAAATAGTTAACCTTCCCACCAACTGTGGACCTAGTGGCAAGCTCCCACTCCTCAATATCTGGGTCGTAAAACATGTTAATCATCGTTCCCTCCACGTATTCTTCCACGACACATTGTTCCAGATTGTGTTGCGCAATGAATGAATCATATGAGACCGATTTCTGTGGCGAGACGACGAGAATTCGTTTGTTTTTATAGACAACCGAGCGAAACATCCCAGACGTGTTCACGTTGTCTGCGGTCAGTTTATTCTTATCGTATTTAATAATCCCATACTGGGAATCATTATAGATGATTGTTTTATTTTTAAGATTTAGCGATTCATTGAGTCTCGCATTGTTGTCGCCATATAGCTCGCAAACATCGCAATCGGCAATCGTTTTGTAGTTGTACTGGAACATCGTCATTGTTATGATACTGATATAATCATATCAGACCTATTCAATTTTTTAATTATCATATAAATATCTATTATAAGTATAAGATAATGAGTGAAACATCGTCTGAAAATAAGGTATATATTGAATTGGGTGATATTATTGATATAACCGCACCCGAAGATACATCATTAGACGGTAAGCGTTTTTTAGTAGAATATATTGACAACACAAAAATAATGTTGGTGGCAGATGAAAACATAACTCTATATATTAACGCCAATGGAGACTTTAGTAACGAATCAATAGTGTCTATATCCATAGAAAGTAGCGCAGATAGTCCCAGCTACGCTATCCAGAATGGGTATATATCGGGGACGTGGATAGATGTTTTCTTTGAACTAGACATTCCGTTATTAGTTACAGGACAAATCACAAATTTAGAAAAAGACCAAATAGAGATTAAAAGTGTTGACGGGGATATTTTTTATATTGATTTCGCCTATCAAGGTATTCCCTCGAATATGCCTATTAAATCAATAACCACGCGTGATGCTCCACCAATTATTCCTATTGCTGAAAATAGCGTCAAAACTGATACCAGGATGGAGGATGAAGAAAATCCGACGGAGGAGACTACGGGCAAGGAGGGCGAGGAGGAAGTGATGACACCACCAACCGATGAGAGCGAGGAACGTAATAATTTTAAGGATAAAATAACAAAATTAATAATGTCCGCCGATGAGCTACAATTTGGAGATGATCTTGCTGAAATATCTGAACTGGTTGACCTACCCGATTCGCAACAGCGTTTCGGTATCGAAAAACAAACCGCCGATATGTTAGATGATTTGCTCGCATCAATTCCAAATATTAAACGAACACCAAAGGTCATGAACAGTATCCATATGATGATTGAGAGATTCTTACAATTACGCAAAGAATTCTCGTTATTCGACGATTACGATAACGCAATCGCGCCTAATAAAATTGGCGCAGAACACAAGCCTCTCGTAGACTCATTGGAAGAGTTAAAACATAAGTTATATTGGATAATACCTCTTGTTAAAAACAGTAAAAAAATATATGATATGGATGATGTATTTTCAGATGAGCAAAGTCAGTATTCTGACGTTACTTCTCTAGATAATAAGAGCGGATTTCAGGAGGAGAGTGACCTCGTCAATAATTATCAAGATAATAGTCACACTCAAAGCGATAATAAATATATCGATTTACAGCGCAAAATGGAATATTTATACAAACCGTATAATAACCCACCACAAAATAAAACCGATATATTGGCGAAGGTAAAAATAAATACACCGATTACCAGTATCATTAACAATATAGATGATTATAAGGCGACAGTTATTTCAAAAAAACTTGTTTCGTCGAAGCGTTTTTTCACCCAACAACACATTATGGGACAAACTATATTGACGCAACACAAAACCAAAATAACTACCGAATTGCGCCGCACAAATATAACACCAAATGATGAATTACATATAACATCCCTATTGAGTCTTCAGGAGCCAGTCGTCCGATTCTCACGAGTTAATCTACCATCGACCGATATCGTGACGAAAACAAATCTCGGGATTAATTTTCTAGCATACTGGCGGTTACTAAACAATAAAACAACTGTGAAATCCCAGATAATAAACGATAAGAGCGTGGATATTCACGAAGACGGTGTCTATCTGACGACCAACACAGAATATATACCTGAAACGGGTACGATGACATATCGTGAGTATCTTGAAAAGATTATACCCAAAACTCGCGTGCTATTTGATTTAATAAAGTCGCATATTAACAACAATCTCTCTGTATATGAAATTATAAAGTATATGGAACCGTTTATGATATACCAAAAGGACATTACATTCAAACAATACGAAGAGGTTACAGGATATATTAGCGAGAAAATAAATGATGTAAAAGCTAAATACAGATCGACTAACAAGGCCTTATCGGCACTAAATGTAAAATCACTGACACATAAATCAAAGATACTGGGTATTCTAGCGAGGTATAACGAGACCGTTTTGAATGAGGTTACACAGGGATATGGTATTGATACAAAGTTGAGTGACGGAGAAATGTACAGAATATTCGAGGATAATGATGGCTGTGAATTATACAACACAGCTATTAGTCTTGTTGGAATATCGCTTATTGTTCCCAATGGAATATCCCAAATTGATGCGATGAAAGAGATTGTGAACCCAACCGAAGATTCTACTAGCGATTGTAGTAAATATGTCATTGCGAAGAAATATATCGCTCTCGACGAACTAGAGGCCGATAATGACGTCGCGACATATTACGACAAGAAATACGACCCTACCTATTATGAGCTAATAAAAGAGTATACATCGGCACTAGACGATATGGATGTCGATGATATTACAGGCAAATTGGCATATATCGCAGAGCGCTTGCGCGAAAACAACGGACTAGCGAATAACAAGGCCATAACAGAAGCAAAGGCGATATACTATAAAAAAAGGGAGGTCGAGGAAGGCGATTATGCAATTCTGGACGATTTAAACGGTGCGGGCATGAGATACTATCGCCGCGCAGGCGGATTATGGGTGTTGGATGAGACAATCGATGCGTCTGAGTTTAGCGACGACTCTAAGGTATTCTGTAATCTCAACGAAAAGTGCGTGTCTATTGCCAATAATTGTGAGGATATTGGTGATGGAAAGACTAATATTAACAAGAATAATATAAAACAAATATTGGCAGAATTTGACGATGAACTACAAAAAAGTAGCGACGAGGTTATTGCCACTATTAATTTAAAATACGAAAGTGCTATTAAAAATCTAAAGGAGCTAATTAAATTAAAGAATATCAAACGTCTTATTAACAACGAGAAGCAGGTGGAGTTGGGTGTGGTGTTAGAGGAAACCGTTCGCGCCAGGTCTCCATATGAAAAATTGAGGGACACTATCCTAGGCCTAACAGACCTTAGTGAAAAACAAACGAACGTTTCCAAATTCGTAAACACATACACTCGCCAAGCCAATGACGGAGAAGACGAATGGTGGCTCTACTGTATTGCTTCCGATATTAAACTCTTGCCAACATTTATAAATAAGCTATCCGTGGCATACCTAAACAGTGTTGATGAGTATATCTATGTTCTCAATGTTATTGTGAGCGACCAAGGCGGAGAAAGTGACGATGGCGCATTTGTTGTTGATAAATACAGCGGATATAATATTAAACCTATCCTATTCGATACGCAGGAGGGATATACAGAGACAGGATTCCAGATTAAGAGTCGTGACGTTCTGGAGGCGGAGTTTAACATTTCCTCGCAGTCAGAAATTAAACAAATGACGTTTGACAGTCAGGAGGCCGAGAAGATATATAATGTTGCGAGGGCGATGGCTAAATTTATAGGAGTGGACCTTACTCAATATATCGATGTAATATTGAGAAATAGTGTTTTGACACTGGATAAAGTTATGCCGTCCCGTGAGATATATGACAAAATACAGGCAAATAAAAAGAAACCGGTTTCGTATGAAAATGCTGAAAATTCGCAATTGATAATGATTACCCTATCCTACTTTCTTCTCTCTATTCAGACCAGCATTCCATCAGTTAAAACCAGGAAAAGGTTTCCGGGATGTAAGAAATCCTTTACTGGGTTTCCTATGAGCGGAGAAGAAGATACAGGAGGGCTTATGTATATCGCGTGTATTGCTCGCAAGATTAAGTCTGACCAAAGCCCATGGTCTGCGATTAAGAAAATGAAAGAAGAGTCAATCGTGGAAAAGATAAAACTCATATTAACCAAATACATTTTACCCACTACCGTATGTAAAAAAATGATGAAACAGAAAATGGAGTATATGAAGACTAATCCGGAGGAAGAAATACCTTATTCGGTAAGTGTTAAAAAATGGAAGACATTTCTCCCACAATTGGATACCGTGAAGCTATCCACCTTTCAACAAACATCAAAGGCGTTTGACGAAGAACTGGTAGACAATTATAAAAAGGGTGATAAACGACAACACGAAAAGCTTAATATATTGCGCGCAAAAATCATATATTCATCGCTTAAAATTCAGGAACACATACATAATGTTGTTTATAAGAAAACAGCGATTTTGTCAAACAGTCTCTCCGAACCGTTCCTTGAAAACGCCTGCTGTGACAGCGACAACAATATCACGATAGACTATTTTATTGAACTAGCACCTCAGATTGCCGACCTCAATAATTATGTGAATAGAACCCAGGATATATTGGATGATATGGACACTCTTAAAAAGGCAAATACGCTCGTCTTCCCTATAGACACGAAACTCAAATATCCTGACATTCCAAAGGAATATAGCATGCAGACTATTTACAAGGCGTTTATATATCATTGTAAAATTGGAACTCCATTACCAATTGGAGAGGAAATCAGAGCCATATGTGGCGAAAAACCGACTGGGTTTAATAACCTGGCTAGTATTAGCGACCAAATTACATCCCTTAAAAACGAAGGTTTAAACTACACACCCGCAAACCTAAACCAGCTGGTAAATATAGTTAATCGGCAAAATATGGTAACATTAGAATTTGACCGCGCAAATCACGACAACATTAGCACGATTCGCGCGATTATAGAGTCGGCAAACGAACGCGGAGACACCATATTGCCTCCACCGTTCATAAGTAAGTTTCAGGCGATGATTGACAATTACGAGAGGGGTGTTATCATGGATGATACAAAGGAGATGGAGGATATGAAGAACTACTTATTCAATACAAATGCTACGATGGAGACAACAATAATCGACTTTATGGAAACAAATTCCAAATCCCACAGTAATATAATTGAGTGTCTTAAAACAATAAACGAGTTTAGTATAGAAAGCAATCATGTAAACCAGAATGATGTTGTTTATAAAATGATTAACTATATGAAACTTACAATTAAATCCATATGTAGATTATTTCCAAATATGATAAAACATCGCGTCGGTATTAAAAATATCACACCCCCGACACATTGGAAATTATCTGCCAAACATAACACCGACTTCTCGACAATAATCAGCAAGTATTACGGTGGTATAGACGGATTTTATAACGACGAAGGCGTTGAATTAGTCCTAGATAGAATTTTCACAACAACTCAAGATATATATGTGTTATCTGAGAACACATTGTATAATGCTCCTCTAGAGAGCGAAAACAATAAATTCTATTCGGTGTTTGACCGCGACATAACAATGAGACTATTCAAATTTTATTTTTTCACAATAATTATGGAGCACATTAATATACTAACCGATGGAAACGTTATAAATGAACTAGCGTCAATCGAGCGAATTGACAAAAACACGCCGAATATTGAGGTGCCAAGCGACCAAGATGATGACTTGCGAGTAGAAATAGAAATTATAAGCGGAATTAAAGAGTCAACAAATCAGAAGATTGCGTCGCTCATTGATAATTATGCTAAGATAATATGCACTCACAAGAATGAAATCAACTACACATATGAGAAAATGATGGAACGAGTTAACCAGTCTAGGGAAAAAGAAAAGGATACGATTACAAGCCACCTGAGGGGGTTGACGGATGAGCAACGTGAGATTCAAAATAATTTAAAAAATCATAAATTGGGCAGCTGGAATAAAGGGATTCAAAAGGGTGTAAGAATATATCAAAAGGACACGTATGACAAAGAGCGCGAGGATATGGAGAAACAGATAATTTCCGACATTCGGTTGGGAAGAAACGACGTAGTAAATGATATGAACCGAGACATATTTGAATTAGATGCCACTTATCAACAGCAGGAAGCCGATAATATAGAGAGGGAGGAATATAATATGAACGACCAAGCAGACGATGATGATTATGGAGATAGAGACGGTGATATGTAAATATATGAATTTTAATTATTTCATATAAATGGTTGCTTCTAGGCATACGCAGTCAAATTATATGAAATAATCTTTGTTAATAATTTACATATGAAAAGCAACACATTATCTACTATTTGGTTGGGTGATTAAAGCAAAATATAATGATATAATATATTATAAATGTATCGTAGTTTAATACGACGAAATATTACATCATTTTCTATTGTTGTTTTTTTGATTTTATATGTAACGGTCCTTATGTTTAAACCGGCATTTGTATTCAAGAGGGATGGAACATTGAGAGATTTTGGATTAGGATTTAGAAACAAAACCGTCATTCCAGCGTGGCTATTATCAATAATTCTGGCAATTGTATCCTACCTTTCAGTTTTGTATTATCTCGCCCTACCTAAATTATTACATTAATATACTGTTTATTATAACGTGGCATCAGCGTTAATAGCGGTAGATACCTTCCCTAATTTGCTGAGACCCTTTATCGCATCCTCATTATAATTACACCCAGCATTAATTATAGAATTGGTAGCAACCGAGATAACAAGCGAACCAGTCAATACAAACCATACATATTGCGCAACCAATTCTTTTAGATAAATTAAATCTTTAAGGATTTTAACATCCTTTGTATCGGTCCCTGCTTTTAGTAGCGTTTTCATCGAACCAACGAATTGATCGAAATTTTCCATCGTTATTTCATTCACTAAAAGAGACTGATTTCCGTATATGTAGTTCAGTGCTTCGGTCGCCTTGTCACTCTGCCCTGATACCGTACCCGGATCTTTGAATACGTTTCTAATCACCTTTTTAATCCCGAGCATTGTGGTCATTCCATACCCAAATGTGTTAGAAAACGGCGATAACCATCCAGGAAAGATAAGTAACATTAAATTTAATATTCCGAATATGAGAACCCAAGGGATAAGTGTTATGTAAGCGGCATTCATATACTGATACACGCCATTACATAGACTTGCTGTGGTTGATAAATTAATAAGATATTGTCCACACAATACCATTAGATAATAACAAACCGAAAGCATCAGACCGAAACTCTGACTCTTTACACCACGAGATGGTTTACACAACAGATAACTCAAAACAAAATATAATGTGGTTAATATCATGAAAAACACAAATCCAAATTGGGTTTCTGGACTAACTATTTCCATTATAGATAATAGGGACAATATTTTTTGAAATAATACTATATATATTTAATGAGTGTAAATCCATTATTATGCGAGCCAGGTATGAAATATTTTGTGAGAAGCTCTCTAAAGGAGAGCCATAAGTTTAAAGAGAAGTACATAAACCTCTTTTATAACATCGTAATGTGTTCAATGTTTATGGCAGTTCTATTTAGTATTTTATATTATAGATACAAGGGGAAACTGACGCCAGGCGAAGTGGCTGTTAAAAACCGTAGAAAACAGGAGTATATTGTTTCCAAATTACAACAGCTCTCGTCAATAAAGCAGAATAAAACAATGCTTACAGACCTACCGTTATTTGATAGTTAATGTCCGTGTATAGCATAAGATTTAATATAAAGAATTTATATATATGGATGAAAACGTAGCAGTAGCAATAAAAGACTACTATAATCTGAAACAACAATATGAGAAAAAAAATACAAATGCGAAAAATAAAATACGTGCCACAAAAAAATTGTCCATAAAAGATAAAAGGTTAAAGGTTAAGCAAATCAAAAAAACGTGTATTAATTGTGGAGAGCCAGGCGAGACCATATTCAAAACGGACAACAATACTCTTATTGCTATGTGTGGCTGTAAGACGCCGTGTAAACTGAATATTAATATAAATCGAGGAAATTATACAAATATTAGAAAAATCGAGAGAGGTATTCAAGAGGACATACGTATTGTAAAACAGACCATAATGAGACTTAAATTAGATTTATTATTTAATTATTCCGACGAAAATAAAATACTGACAGAGTTTAAAAAACAGAAAACCGAACTTAGCAATTTAACACAGTCACTGGTTGGTTACCGAAAGGATTATATAGCTATCGTTGAAAACGAAGACAATGCGAGTATGATTAATACCGCAATAATAAGATTAAACGAAATTACTCAAAAATTAAAGGTTCTAAAGATGAAATATGATGGCAATACAAACGAGACGTATCTAAAGGATATGGTCGAGATATACATTAGAGATATTAAACCATTAGTAGAGACGGTAAAGACTGCGAAATACAAGCACAATTTCATTGACGATAATGAAAACGATAATACGCGCGAGTTAATTCAATGTGAGTATATAAACTCCGACTTGTATATTCCTTTGGATAGTCAAAACAATGCCAAAATAATAACGAACAAAAAATAATCAAGACAAAATATTCAGTATATATATATGCAATTATCAGCTATTATCTCATTCCCGATTTTCATTATCAGTTTGAGTATTGGATTATTATTCGTTTATTTATCTACGCCACCACCGACAGTTATCTATGTATATCCGACGCCGGATAACATTGACAAGGTTGAATATAAAGATAAGGCTGACAATTGTTACCAATTCAAATCTACCGAAGTTTCGTGTATGAGCCAACAGGACCCTAAAACGATACCAATCCAAAAGTAATCTGTATATACTATATATGTTTAAGAACATTGTCACTAAAGTGAATACCAAGTATGGTAAAATAATAATTTCCATTTTACTAGGCATTGGGTTAGCCAGTATATTTAGAAAATCGTGCGAATCGAGAAACTGTCTGATGTTTCAAGCACCGTCATTCGACGAAGTCCGGAAAACGGTTTACAAGCACAATGGTAAATGCTACAAATATACAGAACAATCGGTAATGTGTAATCCACAAAAAAATAAACAGGTAGATATTGCGTAAAAAAATTAATATATTTAATCACTTAATTATATTAAATATGGCCACAAGTTTAGATGATTTGCCGCAACCAAACATAAATCTAAATGTAACCGAACAAACTGTAACCAACCAATCTACAATCAACCAATCTGTAACCAAACAAAATGAAAAGGTGGATAACCCGATTATGGAAATGGAAGCCAAACGCAATAGCCAGTTACAGCAGGGTATTGTTCAGCCCACACAGACGCCCGGTCAAGCGCCCGCTGCTGGCGAAGGCGCCACCATTGATATCAATAGCTTTGTTACAGGGCTTCAGCAGGCCGCCGCGACTGGTGCGCTACAGCTTCCATCTAGGGATATTCCACAGACACAGGGGCATCTTACGCAGGACGATCATCTACAGCCAAATTATATCCCTGAACCAAAGGGAGATTATATTCAGGATACATACAATCAGGAACAGATAATAAACAATCACGCACAAAATCAGGCTAGCGATAGCAGAATGGATGCCATATATGATGATATTCACGTGCCCATCATATTATCGGTTATCTATTTTGTATTCCAGCTCCCAATCATGAAAACAAATACATTAAAATATATTCCATCGCTCTTTAATAAGGACGGTAATTTTAATATGTTAGGATATTTAACAAATAGTCTCGCATTTTCTAGCACATATTATTGTATCATTAAATTGCTTGACTACTTAAGTATCTAATTTATATAAATATTTACAGCTATATAATATTGGCTCGTATGGTTATTCCTTAATTAATATTAAAAATATATATGTCGTCTACACTATTGGACATATATATTAGAACCTTGGTCGAAAGAGTAAATCGCATACATCACACTTATATCCCAACTACAATTGATTTGATATTTGATGGCGGAGCCTTTAACGGTGGTATGGGTCTGGGTGTAGCCATGTATCTTAAGGAGCTAGAAAAAACAAACCGAATTAAAGTTAAGCGCGTGTCTGGATGTAGTATCGGCTCATTAATCGCGTTATACTACCTGACAAATATGACTTATAATATAAATGATATGTTCCTATCTATTAGCAAATGTTTTAAACAAAGGTTCGATTTAACACAATATGTTGTTTGTGTTCGTGATTTTATTTTCAATCATATGACCGAAGATTTGTCGCTCATTAACAACGCACTTCATATAACTTACTACGATATGGTTCTTGGTAAACAAATCGTTGAAAGTTCATTTGAAAGTCGCGAACATCTAGCTGAGTGTATAATTAGATCGAGCCATGTACCATTCATAACAAATCGCGAGTTTAAATATATGAACCGCTACCTGGATGGAATTTCGCCGCACGTATTTAATGACCGCGCACGCCCAGCCATATTTGTCATGATAGTTACTAGATTTAATTTCCACCGGGTATTAAACGTTGTCGGGGAGAATAATGTGAACGAACGATTATTAGTTGGTATAAATGATATAGACACCTTATTAACATCGGGTAAATCGCGAATGTGTAGTTACTATAATGAATGGTCTCTAGCATCAACAATAATGCTTCGCATAAGAGAAGTGGTTTTTTTGTATGTTATTATTTGTATAGAGCTTTGTTCGTATATTTATAAATTTATCCCCCCCTATATGAAAAATTCTAAATTATTTAATGGATTTATTAATATATGCTGGAGAATATACGATGATATTATTTTTAATGGAATTAAATAACATTACAAGTTAGATACATTATAACGTTTTATAGAATATAGAATATAGTATATTTTATAGTATATTTTATAAAATTAATTTATAGTCCAAATTGGTTTTTAAACTTAGAAAATCGCGTTTTCTTTCGGGTTTTCTTGCGCGGGCTCTGTTTCCTCTTCTTGCCTGTCTTTTTTTTCTTTTCATTCTGTTTTTTTGTTTTTTGTTTACCGTTAATATCTCCAGGCGTGTAGCGCAGAAAATACTCCTCATATTCGACTGACCCCCGTTTATTTTGAAGTTCCTTGAACTTATTTGCCTTTATTGAGCGTATATCTTCCATTGTATCCTGGGTCCCATAGCAGTTTATTGTGAACCGCTTGAGAAGCCCCTTTTGTTTGAGACGATTTTTTGATTGAACCATGAAGAGGTATTCGGACATACACAGCAATCGCTCGGTGTCAAAATAAGGTCTATTCGCATATATGAATGCCAAGTAAAAGCTCAACATGGTATCAATAGTCGCAATCTTTATTTTTTTCTTTCCAACCTTGATAACATTATAACTATGACACGCGTTCGGTTTATATAGAATACAAAGGGTTTCGTCGCCCACTATAATTTCGTAGTGATTATCTATTAGCTCGCCCACCGGCGCCTTCTTAACAATTTTCACTTTATTATATCCCTTTTCGATAAGTCGCTCCTTAATAATTGTGCTCGTTTTTTCTGGGTTTTCGGTTAATACATCGAAATCTGGTATTGTTAATAGCTGTTTACGCTGTTTTTTTGGCATATATTTTCCATACATTGTGCTGGCAAATCCCCCAAAAAATACTAATCCTTGGTCAATTATGGAATCGCGAATAGTATAATATATCTCGTCGCGGTCTCCTTGTTCGCCTTCGAAATCCCTTTGAAAATTTACAGAATCGCATCTAGAATTCTTAATAGGATAATTTTTGTTGAGTAACACTAACCGCTTGAGAACCTTTTCCCATCTACTAACGTCGCCGTCTGGGCGTGACAATTCCAAATACATACCCATCCTCAGAAAATTCGGCGGAGCATAGGAAAGTCCGTTAACCTTTATAAGGTCCTTCTTTAATGACCTATATATATCTGGCACAAGATAAGTGATGTCAGCCACTGGAATAAAATTTACGAATACCTTATATGTTCCTTTGTGAACGCCGGATTTCGCCTCCACATCAGAATATCCTTTACTTAAATATATATCGGCCAGCTCCTTCGCATCACTTACTGCGTTTACAGAGAAAAAATCGTAGTCAGGTATATCAATATTCTTATCGTAAAACTGGTCTTCCATTGGTAGTATATTATTAATGGCTGTGCCACCATAACATATCAGTTTCTTATCGCGAATAAATTGTTCTACAATTGAGTTAACATCGCGTATTAAATCAGATTGGGCGAGCTTGCTATTTACCCGATTCTCGGCTTTGTCTACAGCTTCTCTCAATATTTCTAATTCTCTTTCTTCAAAAGAGGGATTATTACCGCGCATATATTATTAATCGATATATTATTATATAGTTCCAAAATCACCCACTCACCCACTTGTGGGGTAAGATTTCCGTAAATTAGCCTCAGCCTCCGCATTCGAGAGCTGTTGTTCAACAATTCCTTCAAGCTCTAATGTAGTTTGTGCGTTTTGTTTTCTGAACAGTTTTGGTTTTAAAATAAATGACGACTTATGGCGATTAAATTCGCTAATATAATCTTTCAAAAACGCGTGATTAATATTGACCGACATTCCGTAAATTAGCCTCAGCCTCCGCATTCGAGAGCTGTTGTTCAACAATTCCTTCAAGCTCTAATGTAGTTTGTGCGTTTTGTTTTCTGAATAGTTTTGGTTTTAAAATAAATGACGACTTATGGCGATTAAATTCGCTAATATAATCTTTCAAAAACGCGTCATTATTCTGGAACGACATTCCTACATATTGAATACCATAACCAAGAGGTATCGTTTTAGTATTGTCGTCTGGGTCAATGCCCTCTTTATGTGTCAATTGCCTCCAATCCATATTAATAGGCGATACATCAATATCGGGTATACATATAGACATACGTTCTTTATTGAAATTTTTTATCTCCTCCATATCGCCAGCGAGAGTAATGTTTGAATTTCTCGTGAATCTCATATTTTCACCACCACTGATAATATTAATATACTCGAATAATTTCGTCTCCTCAATGTTTATCTCCTCTACATTATTAGTAATAATAATAACCTTACTATTTAGATACTTCATTTCTATATTTCCCAAATCTTTTCCATTATATTGATAACTAAACCGGCGACTCAGAAGTTTATCGTAAAAATGTTTGTTGAGCGAATCAGCCATCAGGTCCAGAATCTCCTTATGATTTGTTTTAATTCGAAAGTGTAATACTAAAGGATCTGTCGAAACAAATCCTGCGCTATCTAATCCCGAGGTGAATGCCATATTGCTTACCTTAGACATTACTCTATCAAATTCTAAGTAATTATATGTTTCTTTAACTCCAAAGCTTTTATCAGTAGACACCGATATAATTGGACTATCATCGAAAGAGTATATCTCAAAATCAAGACATCTGGCGCCTAATTGAATACAGTTTTCAAGAGCACACTCGTTTACAAAGTCATGAGAAAATGACCCACTTGCACAACAATTATACGCAGTTTTAACATAAAAATCGCGGAGTCTATAATCACCATATGTCTTAGTAGGGTCATCGATTTCTTCCTGTAATTTTTGATATCCGAATGGTTGTAATTCAGAAACATCTAATTTGGTTTTTTTTATATTACTACAATTTGAGCCAGACAAGGTCAATTTAGAATAAGACCATATGAACAATAATGCCACCATTAATGTTCCCACCATGAATACGCCTAATTGAACTAACTTTGCTTTTTTTAAATTAATGGAATTTTTAACGGTTTCTAACATTTTGTCGTAGTTTTCTTTAATTGCGTCAGACATTATGTTGTATAATATATATAATTATATTTTAACGATGTTGTTTCATAATAGTTTAATTATAATAGTTTAATTATAATAGTTAAATAATAGTTAAATAATAGTTAAATAATAATATGACTATTATATAAATATGCCTGGTGGTCTTATGAATCTAATAGCAGAAGGCAATCAAAATATAATTCTA